GTGCAACCTTAGCACCAGACTCGCCTCGAACAATGAGAGGGTCGAATGGTACTCCTGGATCGGACCATCCAAGGAACTTGGAGTTCCCCTTCAAGTACTGGGTATACGTTGCAGCTAAGATCATACCCCACCACGGGATTTGATCAAAGCGACAACGGCGTGGCTTCGCAACAATGGACTGAAAGCTATGATGCTCCCACCCACGGCCGGTATGCCAGGTCTTTCTATACCACTCCCAGGTCACTAAATGACCATCACCATATCCGTCCGGACCGAAGAATAACAATCGTTTCGGTATTATGAAACGAATGAATTCGATAAGCTCCTGACATTGGATATAAACGCCATAAAATCGGCGCATTAGGTGATTGTGGAACGCAACAAGCCGTGCTACGCTCCAATTTTCATCAACTATGAAAGGTCGTACATCAACCCCAGATAAATAATCACCTCCGCAACTCTCACGGAAGTCTCCAGAGACAAAAGTTTTATCAACGTTTGTCTTGAAGCCCACCTGTTCAAACAGAGCAATAAGGCTATCAACAACGTCTACAGAGACAATAATATCGTCCCCGTAGATACCACAAGTTGCTGACGAGAGACCTGCGTGAATCAAAACGGCCCTTGTTAGAGCGTAGAATATTAGACTTTCTAGCTCGAACGTGAAGCCATTTCCCATACTTGAAAACTTCTCAAGTCTTAGGGTCTCACCATCAAAATCAATATGGCGAGACCGCAGCTCGTCTAGTAAACTAGACCAAGCGGGGGGTAGGAGATCAAATACTAACTCCCGACAAATGGAGTCAGACGCATCCGATAAATCGATGGTTGCCTCTTGACCATCGATACTAGCCCGACGAGCTCTCTCTCTGTTGAGAGATTGGTCGTACAGGTTCACACCCACCTGCAAGAGTTTCTGTTTAAGAAACCTGCCGATGGAAAGCTGTGCGAACATGTTAAGGGTTGGTTCGACCACTATGGACCGATCGGTATCTGCGTTCTTTGGGACTGTGGACCATTTACCAGTGGCTAACTGGACCGCTACAGCATATGTGGTAACAAACTCTTCAGTCGAAGTATCGAAGTATTGATACTCCTCAGAAGAGTGATATGCTGATAATAACGGTAACTCCGCCAGAAATTTGGCTACAGAGTTAAAGCCCTCAGTTACAGTCAACCGGTTACCCAGCTTAAACGCCGGGGAAGTATACCGGGCAACGCCAACATTAGCACCACTAGACAGAGAGAAAGGATGCAACTCCCTCCAAGGAGGAGGGTCTTCACCAATTATCCCCGCGATAATCCGCGACGCTGTCATTAACAGCGGCTGAACCCGAAGAAATTCCGGGTACAAGAGAGGTGATCGGAAGCGAGAATTCGCCAATCGACATCGTTCTTCTGCTGCGGTAAAACGTTGCTTAGCCGTCTCACGACGGTCACTCACGGAGGCTCCACACTTAAACGGCGCTTTCTTCCAGAGGTATTCTTTCTGGACAGATAAGAACCGGGCGTGGAACTGCCCATTCACCTTCGGAGCTTGAAGGAAGCTCTCAAATACTTCGTTAATGAAACGTGAAGTTCCATCCGAAAACGGGGTGTAGAAGTCGTTGACAAAACGCTTCTGGGCAACTGGCACTCTGGTTTTAGAAACCATCGGTTACCTACTTTCTTTAAAAGATAGGAACGATTAGGCATAGTAAGCCTAAACGGGTTGAACCATACTCTCGACGAGGTCGACGATGTTGGCTTGAATGACCGCAGCTTGAACAAGGTTGTTCAAGGATATACGATCATTCAATGTGCTTCGGTTGGGAAGGAAAAACTCAACCTTTGCACGAGGAATATGCGCCGCCTTAGGGGCAGCGACGTATCCTTCAACATCACCTGACGACGAAGCCTGCTCAGGTACGGGAATGGCAATATTGATGATGCAACGACGGACACCACCCTTTGTGGGCGGACCGATCCAAGCATCGCAAGTATTGCGCATCTCGACTGTGCGGCAGCTCGTATTACCGTTTTCAGTGAACCAGTTGAGAACTGGAACACCAGTAGCGGAATCCGAGCTTCGAGAGGGGCTCAACGTACGAGAGGTCGTCGAACCAGTGGTGAGATCGTCATAAACGATCGTGGTAAGGGCTGTCATGGTAAAAGAACTCCTAGGTTAAAGGGCGGATCAGAGGCTTCACAACACTGCCAACGATAAAAGGGCTGAAGCAGTAACAACCCTATCGAGGCTAGGTGAGAGGGATCTCTGAAGTGATCTCCAAGTTTGATGTAAAGGCGGAAGAACAATGCCTTTAGATCGGGTAAGGGTAGTCTGTATATCGTAGGGATTACCATCAAAAAACGTCCAGATTTGGTCTGCAGGCGTAGTAAAATCGCCCCAAACCGGATCATGGAACGTATCCGTCTTATTATTACAGACGAATTGAAGTATATCCTTCGTAAGAACAGAAACCCAGTGCTCATACTCGGAGTCAGGAAACGACATAGCCTGCAGCCAAGGGCCAATTGGAAGAAACCAATCAACCACAAAGCTGAAAGGAACGCGTTCCCAACCTATACCTGCGATATTCTGCAGGCCGAGAGTCGACCAACTAGGTCGACGAGCGGTCACCTTCGTTCTAATCACACGCGAATCTGTACATATATGCGTGTAAGCGCCCTTGTTATTAAGGACTACAGAACGATAAGTCTCTGAAGCCCCAGTAGTTAAAACTACTGGTACGGGGTCGGGGATCTGAGTAAGAGCTGCGTAGCCATCCTGAACATCTTGGACGAGCGGACGAATCTCATACTTAGACCTTAACCACGCATTCCGGATCTGCCTCGACGTACCACGCTTTTTAAGCAGGGCACGAGAGCCAGACCGGACAAACTGGCCATAAGATGTGATTCCGGGAATACCCCGAGAAACACTCAAAAGACCAGCGGCTGCATTGAGTAGGGAATGAGAGGTATGATCTACCTCAGCAAGCAACTGACCGAGATCGAACGAGTGACCAGCAACCTTTGTATGGTGCTTGCCTATCGTATCGAGCCACTTGGAACCAGACATCGGTACAAAATAGCCGTGATTAGCCGGTATAAAATTACTACCAGCCGCCCTCCATGAAGTTAGAGGGAAACGCGGAAGACCGAGTCGATCACTATAAATGCTCAATGAGGCACGAGGATTATTCCATTGAATCATGTACATTGAGTACTCATTCATGAAGTTCCTCTTTCCATCATTACCGGACCAGTTTTTATTAACATGGGCTCCAGTAGCGAGCGAAGAGTAGTGTGTTCCAAATGAACCAGTTGTCATATCTTTCTCCTCGGAGAATAGAAGACGGCGACAGCCGTAAAAAGTGGG